TTCATCTATCAGGGCATCCACGACACGCTGACGTCGGAAACCTGGCTGATCTACCTCGGCCTGGTCGGCGGCTATGCCGCCGCGCTGCGGCTGATCGCCGCCTGGCGCAGCCGGCCCCGGCCGCAGGACCCGCCAACGACTTGAAAGGACTGCCGATGTTCGACCTGAAACCCACCCCGCTGTCGCTTGCGCTGCGCGTCGGCGCGCTGCTGCTGCCGCTGGCCGTGGCCGGCTGGTTCGGCTTCGATGCCGGCCGCCGCCATGCTGCCAGTGACTGGCAGGCCAGGCTGGCCAGCCAGGACGCCAGCCATGCCCGTGCGCTGCAGACCATGGCCGATGCCCGCGCCGCCGAACTGGGCGCGGCGCTGATCGAGCAGCAGCGCCTTGATGCGCTGGCGCAGCAGACCGGACGGGAACTGATTGCAACCCGCGCCCGGCTGGCCGACAGCCGGCGCGAACTGACCCGGAGAATCGACGATGCGACCCGTCATGATGGCGACCGCTTTACTGGCCTCGGCCCTGACAGCCTGCGCGTCTACCGCGCCGCCCTCGGCTACCCCGAACGTGATCCGGCTGTGCCCGCAGCCGACGCCGGACATGCTGCACAAGCCGGTGCGGCCACCGGCGCCGACACCGGGCTACCGGCGGCCGACCTCCTTGAACACGCCGCCGACTACGGCCAGTGGTGCCGCCAGCTCGACGCCCAACTGAGCGCCTTCCTTCGCCTGCATGGCGAGCCGGGCGCGGAGACCCCCGAATGACCGATTACTACGACCGCGCCCAGGCGCTGGAGGCGCGGCAGCGCGAGGCGGCGCTGGCAGCGCATCGCGCAGGCCATGCCGGCGCCGGGCAGGAGCACTGCGAGGACTGTGACGGCGAAATCCCGGTGCCACGCCGTGCCGCCGTGCCGGGCTGCACCCGCTGCGTCGCCTGCCAGGCCCGCCACGAACAACGGAGAAGCCGATGGCCGATGAACACAACGAACTGACCCGCGCGCTGGGGCGCATCGAAGGCAAGCTGGACATGATTGTCGCCAGTCAGGCTAGCCAGAACGAGCGTCTCGACGCCATGGACGAGCGCCTGCGCCATGTCGAGCAGCAGGCGGCCCGGGTCGGCGCCATCAGCGGCGGCATCGTCGCCATCGGCACCGCACTGGCCGTCGAAATGGTCCGCCGCGCAATCGGCTGAATACCGCATCCGGCAGGAAGAAAAGGGCTGTCCCCTCCAGGGGCAGCCCTTTTTGCTGCCCGTCGTTCGCGCCGACCCGGTCGTCAGCCTACTGAAGGCGCCCGGCTGCCGGCCACCCGGGGCCGGGCGGCACACTGCACGGCATGGCACATCGATATTTCTCCCTCGCCGCATCGACGGCGCAACCCATCCCGGACCGGCGTACCGCGTCCGGCAAGGAGGCTTGAACGTGTACGCGACCCAAGACGACATGGTGCTGCGTTTCGGCGCAGCGGAAGTGATCGCGCTGACCGACCGCAACAACAGCGGTCGCATCGACGACGCCGTACTGGCCCGGGCGCTGGACAGCGCCAGCAGCGAAATCGACGGCTACCTGGCCGTGCGCTACCCGCTGCCGTTTGCCACCACGCCGAAGATCCTGACCGGCTATGCGTGCGATATCGCCCGCTACCGGCTGTGCGGCGCCGCCACCCAGACCAGCCTCGACATCCGCGAGCGCTTCCGCGACGCACAGCGTTTCCTCGAACTGGTCGCGGCCGGCACGCTGACGCTGGGCCGCCTGCCGGCCGGCGGGAGCACGCAGCCATGATCCTGATCCGGACCGAGAACGCCATCATCGAGCGACTGCGGCAGGGGCTGGGACAACTGGTGCGCGAGGTCGGCAGCTATGGCGGCGAACTGGACGAATCGCTGCCGGACGCAATCCGTCGCTTTCCGGCCGCGTGGGTGACCTTCGGCGGCATCAGCCAGACCGTAGCGCACGGCACCAGCCGGCAGAAATTCAGGGCGACCGGGCAGTTCGTGGTCATGGTCGCCGACCGCAGTGTGCGTGGCGAGGCCGCCGGCCGCCATGGCGGCGCCGGTCCGGGCGAAGTCGGCAGCTATCCGCTGGTCTACGCGGTGCGCCGGCTGCTGTCGGGCCAGGACCTTGGCCTGCCGATCGATGCGCTGCTGCCGGGCCGCGTGCGTTCGCTGTCCGGCGTGCAGACCAGCGCCCAGGCGCTGTCGGTATTCGCTTGCGATTTCCAGACCGCCTGGATCGAGGACGCGCTGCCGCGCGGCCACTGGCCTTCCCCGCAACACCCGGCCGAGCCGGACAGGATTTTTGCGCAATACGCCGGCCGGCTGGAACAGCCCGCCCCGGACTGGTTGCGTACCGGACTCGACTACCACCTGACCCCGGACGATGGCGTCGCCGACGCCCGGGATCTCATTTCCACCAGGAGCGAAGCATGAAAGCAGACGCCGCGTCCGGCTTCACCGGTCACACCCACGATTCGCACGTAGTGCAACAACAGAAAGGAGCCGCGTAATGGCCAGCCCGAACATCAGTTTCGACAGCATCCCGGCCAGCATCCGCAAACCGGGCAAGTATTTCGAGTTCAACACCAAACTGGCCGTGCGCACCCTGCCGGGCAACCTGCAGAAGGTACTGGCCATCGGCCAGCGCCTGGCCACCGGCACCCAGCCGGCGCTGGCACCGGTCGACGTGTTCAGTGACGAGCAGGCCGCACAGCTGTTCGGTCGCGGTTCCGCCGCCCACCTGATGGCGCGCGCCGCCATCACCGCCAATCCGTACCTGCAACTGACCGTGATCGCCGTCGACGACGCCGAAGCCGCCGTGGCTGCCACCGGCACCGTCACCGTGACCGGTCCGGCTACCGGCGCCGGCGTGGTCAGCCTGTCGGTCGGTGCGACCCGCGTCGACGTCGCCGTCGTCAGCGGCGACACCGCTGCCGCCATCGCCACCGCGCTCAAGGTCGCGCTGGACAAGAAGGCCGACCTGCCGCTGACCGCCACGGTCGAAGCCGGCGTGCTGACGCTGGCCGCCCGCCACAAGGGCAGCTTCGGCAACGGCATCGTGCTGAAGAGCGCGGTTACCGCCCCGGGCGTGTCCGCCACCGTGGTGGCGATGGCCCATGGCGCCGTCGATCCGGACCTGGCGCCGGCCCTGGCCGCCGTCGTGGCTGGCGGTCACAACCTGATCGTCAGCCCGCTGGCCGACAGCGTCAGCCTGGGTGCGATCCGCGACCACCTGGAGTTCGTCTCCGGTCCGATGGAACAGCGCGGCGCGGTCGGCGTGTTCGGCCATGCCGGCAGCCTGGCCAGCGGCTCCACCCTGGCCGGCCTGATCAACAGCGGCCGCGTCACCGGTGCCTGGCACCGTGGCTCGGTGCGCCTGCCGGCTGAAATCGCCGCCGGCTACGCCGCCGTGCTCGCCTTCGAGGAAGACCCGGCCCGCCCGCTGAACACCCTGGAAATCAAGGGCCTGGACGTGACCGGCATCGACCAGTGGCCGAGTCGCACCGAACAGGAAAACGCGCTGTACCACGGCCTGACCCCGCTGGAAGTCGGCCCCGGCGACCGCGTGCAGATCGTGCGTGCCATCAGCACCTACACCCGCGACCCGCAAGGCGTCGACGACGTGGCGCTGCTCGACATCACCACCATCCGCACCCTGGACTACGTCCGCAAGGCCTGCCGCGAACGCATCAGCCTGCGCTTCCCGCGCGAAAAGCTCAGCGAGCGCACGCCGGACAAGGTCCGCTCCGAGCTGCTGGACGTGCTCTACAAGCTGGAAGAGCTGGAAATCGTCGAAGCGGTGGACGCCAACAAGGCCGGCCTGATCGTCGAACGCGACAGCCAGGACGTGAACCGCCTCGACGCCAAGATCCCGGTCGACGTGGTCAACGGTCTGCACGTGTTCGCCGGTCGCATCGACCTGCTGCTGTAACCACCACCCGGGGGCGGCCACCCGGTCCGGAAAGACCGCCCCCAACCCATCAGGAGAATTCAAATGGCACTTCAGGAATACGCCGGCGCCATGGCGCTGGAAGTCGACGGCAAGGAAATCGAAGTCATCGACCTCAATGTCGTCACCAAGACCGGCCGCAAGCTGGTGAAAACCATGACCCGCAGCGGCCGTGCCAAGGGCTACTCGAAGGGCGTTGCCGAATACTCGCTCGACCTGACCGTGGCGATCCCGCTGTCCGGCGACCTCGACTGGGAAGCGATCGACAAGGCCAAGCTGACCATCTACCCGGCGACCGGCGACGGCCAGCGCGAAAGCTACCTCGACTGCTTCGTGATTGAAATCGGCAACAAGTTCACTGTCGACAGCGAAGGCCGTCGCACGCTGAAGCTGCAATCGCTGCGCCGGGTGATCGAATGACCATGACCCTGCTGGAAAAGCTCAAGCACGCCGGCGATGTCCGCCATCCGGTCACGCTCGGTGACGCCAGCCTGACGCTGCGCCTGCTGTCCGAAAAGGACTATGGCGCAGCCGGCCTGGCCGCTCACCAGGCGTTTGCCGATGTCGAGCTGACGCCGACCAGCGGCGAGCTGTACGAGCGGCATCTGGCCGACCTGCTGCTGGCGCAGGCCGTGCTCGACCCGGAGACCGGCAAGCCGGTGTTCGAGTCGGCCGACCAGCTGGCGGAAACGCTGACCCGCGAACAGAAGGTCTTCCTGCTCGACGAGTACCTGGGCTTCGAGCGCGATTACAGCCCGACGCGGATGAGCGACGACGCCTTTGACGCCTTGCTCGACGAGGTAAAAAAAACGCCACAGACAGCGCGTTTGAACGCTTCAAGTACCGCCACGCTGAAAAGGCTGGTGCGGTGTTTGGCAAGCCAGCTGTCGAACTGACCGAAGCCGAGTGGCTGTACCTGCTGGCGATGTCGCGGGCAGTCGCCGATGAGGACAACGGCGCCGGCGCCTCTGCTGCCGGTCGCCGCGTCACATCGCAACGCCGCCGGATTCCCGCCGAAGGCAAGTGACGGGGAATGGTCGCAACGGAAGGGCGCGGGTGAAAGCCCGCGCGCCTTTCCATTACCTACAGGTCAAGAATGCTATGAGTAAACAGTCATCCTCTTCGGCTGTAAAAGAGATTAATTCCGACAACGATCCGCAACTGGCCGCCATCCGGAAGTTCAATAATTCCCGCTGGGCCCCGAAAGTGCTCTCGGGGGCAATGACTGCCATTTCTGTGCCGGGGCAAATGATTGGGCTTGCCGAGAGCACAAAGGCGAACCGGGAGTACTGGGCGAGAGTCAAGGCCTTGCGGGCGGCCAATGCCTCGCTGGATGCCAGGGAAGCCGAGGCACTGGGCCAGTTTGTGGACTGGCTGTCTCCCGACGCCTATCAACCTTCCAAAGACATGCTGGGCGCGGCCGAAGTATTCAACAAAGCCAGGTACGCAGCAGCAGACAACAAAGAGAGTACGCGCCAAAGCGGGCGTGCCGCGACGGTCTATCAGGTCGCGCCGAGCGATGTGGCCGGCATGGATCTCGCACTGTCCCAACAGATGGGCATCGACCGTTCGCGGGTGGGTGCCGTGCACAACCTGCTTCAGGTCCACCGCAAGAGCAGGAACATCGATATCGGTCAACTTTCACGCGGGGATTCGACCCTGTGGCAGGAAGCTGCTGCCGTCGGTATCAATGGCGAGAAAGGGCTGAACCTGACCGCTTCGCTGCTGCCGGAACTGATGCGCTCGTCCGGCAAGAACGATCCGAAATGGGCGGCAGCGGAGGCTGCGCACGGGCTGAGAAATCTGGCTGATCCGACAGTGCTCAAGCAGATCGGCCAGGTTACCGGCATCAATACCCGCCGGTATGTGAAGGATGGCAAGTTCACCGGCGAGAATGGGGTGGACGGCATCCTTGGCCTTTCGGATGCGCTGGCGAAAAAAGGCCTGACAACCGAGGCATCGCTGAAAAAGGCCGGCATTACCAACCCCTCGCTGGTGCCAACACTGGTCGCGATGAGCAGTCGGACTGCGGCCATCCGTGCCCGGATGGATCAGGCATCCCAAAGCGCCGCAGCCAAGCCTCTCGAGGCCGAACTGGCGGCGTTCAAAAACTCGGATAACGGCAAGACCAGGATGCGTGAAGTCCAGGCCGAGCGGGACAAGCTTGCCCCTCCCGTCACGCTGGTGCGCGAGGGCTGGGACAAGCTCATGCCAATAAAAATGGACGATCCGTGGGCATTGTTCGGAGGCGCTGTGCTGACCGGGGCTGCCAGCGAGGCATTCAATATGGTTCCGATGCCATACAAGGCGGCGGCCGGGGGCGTCGCATGGGCCGCTGCGCTGGGCTACATCGCGTCCAAGGTCACCAAGGAAGATCACGAAAAAACGGCCAGGCGAATGGCTGTCACCCGCTTCGGCAAGGACATCAGTCCGCCGGTCTTCAAACCGCTCCCGATTTCCAGCCCGCAACAGGCCGTCCGCAAATTCGACCCGGCCCTGCAACGGCAGGCCGCAGGCCGCTTTGGTCTGGGCGAGACGCCGCGTTCACCCCGGCTCGATCGGGCAGCAAACAGTGCACAGAAAGCCGGCAGCACCATGCAGAACATCAATATCAGCGTGAACCTCCATGGGCTGGCTGACAAGATCTTCTCCATCGTCACCGAAGCCAACACCCGCAACGCAAGGAGACAATAATGGCCTGGGAATACACCCTGCTCGACGCGTCGTTCCGTGGCGTGCCCTTCGATTGCCTGGAAACCGAGGACAGCGCCAGCCGCGCCGTGGCCAGCCATGAATACCCGTACCTGGACGGCGCCGACGTCGAGGACCTCGGGCGCAAGGCGCGTACGGTCAAGATCACGGCCTTCTTCCATGGCGACAGCTATGAATCGCGGCTGCAGACCCTGCTGGCGGTGCTGGACCAGGGCGGGACCGGTGAACTGATCCACCCGGTGTTCGGCAGCATCAAGGACGCGCTGCCGACCGGCTACACCATCTCCCACAAAGGCGAAACGCCGGACTCGTGCACGGTGGTGCTGAACTTTACCGAGGCCACGCCGGGCAACCCGTTCTTCGTCCGCCAGCTGCCGCTGCAACTGGCCGACGTGATTTCCCTGCTGATGTCGGCTGCCTTCGGCAACGGCGCCGGAGCCTTCTCGTCGGTGTTCGACACACTGAAGGGAATCAAGAACAACCTGGCACGGCTGAACGCGCTGCGCAGTGTGCTGACCGGCACGCTGAGCAATATCCGCAGCCAGATCAGCGGCGTGATTGGCACTACCCTGGACATGATCGACTACCCGCGCGCCTTCGCCAGCGATGTGGTGGGCATGATGCGCGGCATGGCCGAGCAGTGCGGTTTCGGCAGCGGCGCGGTGCTGTCCGACTGGAAAAGCCTGGTGCGCCAGTTTGATGGCGTGGTCCAGTTGCCGGCCCGGGTCGCGGCCGGCACGGTGTCGACCACGGCCGGCAGCAGCGGCTCGGGTTCCGCTGCCGCGAATGCCGCCGTCCAGCCGGTCGGCGCCCATGCCGACGATGTCGCGCTGGTGACGGCCATGGTGCGGGTGGCGGCCTCGACCGCACTGGCCGAGACCGCCGGGCAGATTTTTGCGGCCGAAGCCGAACAGCCAACGCTGTCGCCGCAGGAGATCGAGCAGATCAGCAATGACGTGCGCGAATCGCTGCAGGCGAGCATCGATGCCTGGCGCGACCTGCTGCCGGTCGAGACCGCCCGCCCGGTGACCGAATCGCTGAAGGATGCCGCACTCGGCGTGCAGCGTGCGGCCGTGTCCGTGATCGACGTGCTGCCGCCGCTGGTGACACGCCGCGTCGAGGCGCCGGGCAACCTGCACCTGCTGGCCTTCCGCTGGTACGGCGACTACAGCCGCGCCGGCGAACTGGCCCGGCTGAACCCGACCCTGATCAACCCCAATGGCCTGCAGACCGGAGACACGCTGAATGCCTACGCCCGATAACACCGTATCGCTGCTGATCGGCGGCAAGGTCCACAGCCAGTGGAGCAGTTATGACCTGGACTCCAATCTGGAGACGATTGCCGATGCCTGGCATGTGACGCTGGGTCTGCCACGGGGCGAAGTGCCGGCCATTGTCGACATCGGCGCCACCATCCAGGTGCGCGTTGGTGCCGACACGGTGATGACCGGCTACATCGACGAGATCGAAGAGTCGATCGACAAGGGCGGCCACACGCTGATGCTGAGCGGTCGTGACCTCGGCGGCGTGCTGGTCGACTGCTCCGCACCGCTGCTGAACCGCAAGCAGATCACGCTGGCCGAGCTGATGGCCGATGTCGTCCGGCCGCTTGGTATCGACAAGATCCAGTTCGATCCGAAGTATGCGCGGCGGCTGGAGAAAGTCGACGTCGAACCCGGCTCGACCGCCTGGGACCTGCTGAAAAAGCTGGTCGAAGCCAACGGCCTGTGGGCGTGGTTCCAGCCGGATGGCACGCTGGTGATCGACGGCCCCGACTACAGCCAGCCACCGGTGGCCAGCCTGGTGATGCGCCGCGCCGGCCGTGGCAACAACCTGGTCAGCCTGAAACGCCGTCGCAACATGACCGGGCTGTATTCGAAGATCACCGTACTCGGTCAGTCGCAGGGCAATGCGCTCAACGCTGGCAAGCATGCCATCAAGGGAGTGGCGACCAACCCAGAGCTGAAACTGCAGCGTGAACTGATCCGGCCGAGAAACGACGTCGAGAACGACGTGCTGGCCGGACTGGCCGCCCGCAAGCTGATGGCGGATGCCCGGCGCGGCAGCTTTGCGCTGACCGCCGTGGTCAGTGGCCATCGCACCAGCGACGGCGTGCTGTGGGAACCGGGCCAGCGCATCCATGTGCTGTGCGAGCCGCACGACATCGACGGTGAGTACTTCCTGATGTCGCGCAAGTTCCAGGGTGGACGCGAGCAGCAGGCGACCACCACGCTGACCCTGGTCGAGGACGGCGTATGGGTCGTGGATGCCGATCCGGGCAAATGGACCCGCCGCGCCAGACGCGGCAGCAAGAAATGACAGGAGAACATGATGTGGAATGATGTGGACCAACGAATCCAGCGGGCAATGTCGGGCGTGCGCCAGGCGTTTCGCGGCGTGCTGACGCGCGCCGACAGCGCATCGGCCACGCAACTGGTCCAGGCTGACGGCCTGGCCGGCGAGCGCTTGCAGGACAACGAACTGTTCCAGCACTACGGCTTTACCTCGAACCCGCTGCCGGGAACGATGGCGGTGGTGCTGCCGATCGGCGGACGAACCAGCCACGGCATCGTGATCGCCACCGAGCACGGCAGTTACCGGCTGAAGGCGCTCGAAGCCGGCGAAGTGGCGCTGTACACCGACGAGGGCGCGAAAATCGTGCTGAAGCGCGGACGGGTGATCGAGACCGAGTGCGACGTGTTCCGCGTCAACTGCAAGCAGTGGGAGGTCAATGCCAGCGACAAGGCCGACTTCAACACGCCGATGCTGACCACCAGCGCCCAGCTGACCGCCCAGGGCCAGTTCAGCGGCAATGGCGGCATGGCGCTGCAGGGCGGCAGCGGTGCGGCGATCACCGGCGGGCTGATCGCGACCGCCGACGTGGTGGCCGGCGGCAAGAGCCTGATGAGCCACACCCACCCGGGCGACTCCGGCGGCGTGACCGGCGCGCCGAACTAGGCTGTGCCATACCCGATGCAGAAAGGCAGCGCGATGCGCTGCCTTTCTGCATTTATGGCCGGCTGTCGCTGTGCACTGAAAGCACCCAACTGAGCGCCATCCGGGCCGCCCGGCACAATCGGTTCATGGACGCTCTTATCGACCCGCAAACCGGCGACTACGCCGGTACCCGCACCGACACCCTGGCCAACGCAGTCTACCTGCGGCTGATGACGCCGCTCGGCAGCTACTGGGCCGATCCGACGCTGGGCTCGCGCCTGCATGAACTGCAGCGCGAGAAGGATGTCAGCCGCGTTGCCGTACTGGCCCGCCAGTACAGCGAACAAGCGCTGGCCCCCCTGCTCAAGGACGGTCGCGCCACCCTGATCGACGTCACCACCTCGCGGCCCGACACGCCGTCGACCGGCTGGCTGGCGCTGCAGATCGGGGTGACGGACGCCAGCGGTCGTCTCCATCACTTCCAACATCCCGTGAAGGTGGCCTGATGCCGTTTACCGTACCCGCTTTCGCCAGCATTCGCGACGCCCTGCTGCGCGACATCAAGAACCAGCTGCCCGACGCCGACACCGGCGCCGACAGCGACTATTTCATCCGCGCCACCTCGGTGGCCAGCGCGGTCGAGGGGCTGTACCAGCACCAGACCTGGATCGTGCGCCAGATTTTTCCCGACACCGCCGACCGCGAGTACCTGGAACTGCACGCCCGCGTGCGCGGCCTGAGCCGCAAGCCGGCGGTGGCGGCTCAGGGGGTGTTGCAGGTGACCGGCACGCCGGGTGCGGCACTGCCGGCCGGTCTGACCGCCCGGCTGGGCGAGCAGAGCTATGTCACCACCCGGGCGGCAGCGATTGATGCGGCCGGCAAGGCCAGCGTCGCCATTGCCGCCGCCAGCGCCGGTACCGTGGGCAATGTCGGCATCGACACGACCGTTGAGCTGACCGCGGCACCATCCGGCGTATCCAGCCAGGCTGTCCTGCATGACATGACCGGCGGCGTCGATGAAGAATCGGACAGCGAACTGCTGGCTCGCCTGCTGGAACTGATCCGTCGCCCGCCGGCCGGTGGCAACAAGTACGACTACCGGCGCTGGGCGATGGAAGTCGCCGGCGTCTCGGCCGCCTATGTGTACCCGTTGCGCCGTGGCCTCGGCACCGTTGACGTGGTCATCACCGCCGGCGGCGCGCTGCCGTCCGATGCCACGCTGGCCGCCGTGCAGGCGCATATCGACGACCTGCGGCCGGTTACCGCCCGCAACAGCCTGGTGCTGGCACCGACGCCGAAGACCATCGACATCGACATCCGGGTCTCCCTGTCCGGGCTGACCCTGCCCGCCGCCCAGGCCCAGATCCAGACCGCGCTGGCCGGCTACTTCAACCAGCTTTCGCCCGGTGACAGCGTGATCCGCAGCCGCATCGAGGCGCTGGTCTCCGACCTGCCCGGCGTGGTCGACCGCGCCATCGTCCAGCCGACGGCCAATGTGGTGCCGCTGGTCGACGCCGGCAAGGTCGAGTGGGTTCGCCTCGGCAACGTCACGGTGGGGGCGCTGTAATGAGCGGACATCGCGAGCTACTGACCCTGCTGCTGCCTCCGGTCAGCTACGCCCCGGACGGCAGCGCGCTGCGTGCCGGCCTGCGGGCCGAGGGCGGCGCGCTCGACGCCACGCAGACCGGCGCCGGCCGGGTCCGGGGTGCGGTGACGCCGTTCTTCGCCGAACAACTGCTGCCGGACTGGGAGCGGGTGTGCGGCATCACCCCGTCGGTCGACATGCCCTACCAGCAGCGCCTGCAGAACGTGCTGGCCAAGCTGGCCGAAACCGGCGGACTCAGCATCCCGTACTTCATCCGCCTGGCGGCCGGCATGGGCTACCGCATCACCATCGCCGAACCCCAGCCGTTCCGCGCCGGCATCAACCGCGCCGGCGACCGGCTGTGGGCGGCCGACATCCACTGGGTATGGCAGGTGATCGTCCATGGCGGACAGCAACTCGTCTACCGCTTCCGCGCCGGCCAGTCTGCCGCCGGCGAACGCCTGACCGCGTTTGGTGACCCGGTCATCGAGGCGGTGATGAACGACCTGAAACCGGCGCACACCTTTGTGTACTTCGCATATCAATCCTGATTGAGAGGCTTCAATGCAACAGATCAATACGCCGGATGGCTTGTTCCATGACGGCGCCCCGTCCACCGGGGAACTGGGAACCATCGTCTCCGCCAGCTGGCTGAATAGCGTGGCGAATGAACTGGAAAACGTCGTCACCGGCCTCGGCGGCACGCTCGACCCGGCCCGTGACGACCAGATCAAGTCGCTGCTGACCGAGACGTTTGCCAGCAAGCACGACGCTGTCCTGACCGGCACGCCGGTCGCACCGACCGCGGCGGCCGGCACGGCAACCGACCAGCTCGCCACGACCGGCTTCGTCAGCAAGGCCATGAGCAAAAATACCGGCCTGCCGCTGCTGTTTCCGCTGTGGTGCCCGAACCGTGCCGCGATTCCGGCTGGCTACGCGCCGGCCGATGGCCAGGCGCTGTCGCGCAGCCTGTACCCGGACGCCTGGGCCGGCATCGCCGCCGGCAATGTGCCGGTTGTCACCGACGCCGCCTGGCTGGCCACGCCGACCGAGCGCGGCAAGTTCACGGCCGGGGATGGGGCGACCACGTTCCGGCTGCCGGACTACAACGGCAAGTCGGCGGGGAGTCTCGGGGCGGTGTTCATGCGCGGGGATGGGGCGCTGTCGGCTGGGGCGGATGGGGTGATTCAGCCGGACGAGCTGCGGTCGCATGTGCACACCATCCCGTATGGCAACCTGCAGTTCCCCATCAGTTCGTCATCCGGGACGTCACTGGCCTACGCTGGCGGAGGCCAAATGACCGGCACATCTTCCGTGGGCGGCGCCGAGACCCGCCCCCTCAACGTCACCGGCTGCTGGGTCATCCGCCTGTTCGGTGCGGCGGTCAATCCCGGTGCGGCCGATGCGGCGCAACTGGCGACCGAGGTCAGCAAGCTGCGGTCGGACAAGGTGCCGTTTGCGGCGTTCCTGGGAGCGAATCAGTCGCTGACCGTGAATGGCTATCAGCGATTGCCGGGGGGCATGATCATCCAGCTGGGGAAACTGACCACCACAGCCGGCGGTGTCGCCACCTGGACATACCCCATCTCGTACCCTGTCAGGGCACTGGGCGAAGTTCCCGGGTCTCCGAATGCCAAAGTTGTCATCCAGGGGGGCGCAGTGGATACCCCGTCGCAGCGTTCATTCAATCTGGTGGACTCCAATAGTGGTGCAGCAATAGGTGCCGGTGTCAGTTTCAATGTCATTTCTATCGGGATTTGAGGGATGAAAATGTTCTATTCAAAATCGAAGTGCGGTTTCTATAACCGGGAAATCCATGGTGACAATATTCCCGCTGATGCCATCGAAATCACCCACGACGAGCACGCCGCACTGCTCGCAGGCCAGTCCGCCGGCCAGCGCATCGAGGCCGACGAGCATGGTCATCCGGTACTGTGCGATGCGCCAGCCCCGGACGACGATGCCCTGGCTGACGCTGCCCGCGCCCGTCGCGATGCCCTGATCACCGCCACCGACTACCTGCTGATGCCGGACTACCCGATCAGCGCCGGGCAACTGGCCGAAGTCCGCGCTTACCGGCAGGCACTCCGCGACCTACCACTGCAACCGGGGTTCCCGCAGCATATCGACTGGCCGCAGTGA